GCTTGTAAAGCCCAATGTTATAAAGAGTTTGTAGAAAACTTAGCAGATTTTAAAGCGTATCTAACCGAAGAAGGAGAAATTAAACCTATTGAATAATGAAAAAAACGCGCAATAGAATAACAGACCATAAAACTGACTGCCCAGAATGTGGGAATCATTGGAATCCAATACAACTGCAAGACATTATGTACGAACAAGGACAAGAAGCAATAAATTTAAAATGCGGTTGTGGACAACGAAGTACAATTCGAGAGAATATAAATGGATGGTTAGTTATGAGAAGGTATATTAAGAAGAAAGACCAGGTTAAAAGAGCAAAATAATGAAAAAAGAATTTGTAACATACGAGCAAGCATTAGCCTTAAAGGAATTAGGGTTTAATGAAAAATGTTTTGGGTGTTATCAATTATCTGAATTAAGAGATTATAAAAAGGGTCTTGAAATCAGTCATATAATGACATTAAATACCCTTAATGGTTACAGAATATATGATGATGAAACACAAACGTCAGCTCCACTTAAATCCCAAGTTTTGCGGTGGTTTAGGGAGAAGTATAATCAAAATTCATTTATTGAATTAGTTTATCAAGACGGAATAAAATATGATTATGTTTTATACGCAGATAAAGATAAAGAAGAATGTGGAAATTTTGGAGATGGACCCTTCAACACCTACGAAGAAGCAGAGAATGCTTGTATAGATAAACTTTTAGAGATAGCTAAAGAATTAAAATCATGATAACACTAAGAGTAGAAAATATGAAAATTTGGCACAAAGAAAACCCTTCTTTAGAAGGAGCATATATTTGTAGAATGGTTAACGGATTTATTAAAATGTGTTATTATAAAAAAAACCTATGGGCTGACATGTGGCAAAGTAATAACATAACTAATCAAGTAGAATCTTGGATGTATATTCCATACGATAAGTAATATGATAACAATTTTTGGACAAGTACCTAGCAAATCTAATGGGTATAAGATTGTAAACAATAGGCTTTATAAATCTCGAGAGCTTAAAGAATACGAAGAGCGATTTATGTGGCAAAATGCAGTAGCAAATGGAAAGCCCATTGAAACTATTAAGGATAAATTTGCTATTGAAATTTTTGTTTATTTTCAGTCAAACCGAAGCGACCTTGATAATTCCGCAAAGATTATCCTAGATTGTTTACAAAATTGCAAAGTAATTGAAAACGATAGGCTATGCCACGAGTTACACATGGTTAAGTATATCGACAAAGAAAACCCTAGAATCGAATTTGAGATAACCATACTATGAACTTTAACAACGATTTTAAGTTTGATTTAGAGTTTGGTGTATTAGATGGCGAGACTTGGTTTCATGAGCTAGTTACTAACAAGAAAGTAGAGGTTAAAAGCGATAGAAGAACAAGCGAAACTAGTAACGTTTATATTGAGTACTGGTCACGAGGTAAGCCTAGTGGAATATCAACAAGCCAAGCGGACTTTTACGTTTATAAAGTAGGAGAAGACAAAGCTATTTTAATATCGACTAGCCAATTAAAGCAAAGGATAAAGCAATTAGTAGAAGAAGGTAAGGCTAGAATGAATGTAAAAGGTGGAGACAATAATACAAGTTTAGGGATTTTATGTAAACTAACAGATTTAATTAATTAATATGGAAAAGAAAAAAGAAAGAATTTTTAGAAATGGAGACAAAGTTTATCATCACAAATATGGATGGGGAGAAGTAGGAGTTTCTAAGGATAAAATTGTATTAGTTGTATTTGAAGATAAATATAGAGAAATTATGGGAGATGATTTAGAGCTATTATCTTTCAATGCCTACTCAATAGAATTAATTGGATTTACTCAAGAGCAACCAGAAAGAGAAACTACTTGGAACTCTATATGGGAAGATTATTGTGACGAAGGCAATATCGGTGCTCATTATTTTGTTACTTATTTATCAGAAAGATATAAGCTTCCAGAAAAACTATAAGTTAATATGCTAACGACAAACGAAACTAAAGCTATCGAGTGGATAGAGGCTCAATTGCTTAAACCTAACGAACGATTTATGCTCAAGGATGGAATATATATCAATGACTTGCATTCGTGTCTTAAAACGCAAAAGGAACGTATTCTATTTGGGATAGACCCGCTAAGAAGATTAGCGTTTTTACGAGTAAGAGAAATTAAGAATTATTTAAACGAACAATACAAATGACACCAAAAGAAAAAGCAATAGATTTAGTTAGAAGAATGACTTGGAGTTGCAGAGAATGCGATTTTGATTTTAATGCTAAACAAAATGCACTAGTAGCAGTGGATGAAGTAGTTTCATTTATGTCTACTATGGTTAATAGCAAAGAAGCTTATAACTATTGGGAGCAAGTTTCAAAAGAAATAGAAAAGCTATAATTTATAATTTACAAAGTGATAAAAAAACAAGGCTATTTTAATAGAAAATAGATAAAAATACAAACCAATGAATCTAAGCCAAGAAGACAAAGACAAAGCACTTACCTATTTTACAATGTGTCAAGCGTTAATACATATTATCGAAGATGAATGGATAGGAAACCCAGCGAATAGACAAAAAGTAAAGTCTATAACGAATCAGCAATTAACCGAGCTAAATAAAGTAATTGAAATACTACTACCTAGAGGAGATTATAGCGAAGAAGGGATGAGAGCTACTGAGCAATTCGTAGATGCAGCGGAGGCAATGCTATACTTTTATAGATTAGGAGTAAAGCTATCTCGTATTGATGACATAAGAAGAGAAGGCTTAACAATACAAATGAATATTTTATTAAAATCTTATGGTATTAATGTTTAAAAATTTTGTTTATTCATTTTTTTTCATTAAACTTTGTGAAACTCAATGCCAAAATAAGAAGTAAAACATTGACAATATCGGAAATATGAACTACGTAGAGCCTCACGAAAAACTTAGTTTAGTTAATCATCCAAAGCACTATCAAGGGAACGGAATCGAAGTAATAGATATTATTGAAGCGTTCGACTTGAACTTCTCATTAGGTAACGCAATTAAGTACATTTTAAGAGCGGATAAGAAAGGCAATAAGAAGCAAGACCTAGAAAAGGCAATTTGGTATCTTAACAACGAACTTAAAAAATTCAATGGATAGATTAGTCTTACAAGCTATTTGGGTAGGAATTGCCGAGATAGCTTTTATTATTTATATGAGCTATATGATAGTTCAAGAATCGAAGAAGCGATGAAACCAGACGAAAGAGCTAAATCCATTTTAAACAATGCTTTTTACTTCACTGGTAATAAGAGTCTAGCTAAAGAGCTTGCGCTTTGGATATGCGAATTAATAGGGGAAACAAAGCCAAAGATTGACGATAAAATTTATTGGAAATTGGTAGCCGAAAACATTTATCTACTTTAATGGAGCATATCTTCTCGAGGCACAAGCATTGGGTCTCAATGGTTAAGAAATTCGGAGAAGTTAATTATGCCGAAGACGTAGTTCAAGAGGCTTACATTAAGGTAATGAAGCTCAACAAGGAGGTAAACGAAGCTTACTTCTACTACACGCTTAGAAGCCTTACAATGGATTTGCACTCTAAGAAGGTTATTAAGGTCGAGATAACAAAGGACGTAGAGTATAACTTACAAGAAGACGATAGCAACGAACTAACAAGCGAGAGAGCGCAACCATATTTAGAGTTTATTGAAACTTGGGATTGGTACGATAAGAAGCTCTTTATGACTTGGGTCAATAACAAAATATCAATTAGAAAATTATCACGAGAAACAGGTATAGCTTTTATGAGTGTATATTACACTATTAAGAAGTGCCAAAACAAATTAAAGGAATGGCAAAAAGACCAATTAAAAGAAGAATTATAGTAGAGCCAAAACAAGAGGCTACGTTTGAGAACGCTCAAGGACTAGGGGATACCATTGAGGCATTTACAACGGTTACCGGAATTAAGAAAGGTGTAGAATTACTTTCTAAAGCCTTAGATTGGGATTGTGGATGCGATGAACGCAAGGAGAAGCTAAACAAGCTTTGGTCTTATCGCAAGCCTAAGTGTTTGGTTCAAGAGGATTACGAATACTTAAAAGAGTTTTTCTCTAAGCCTCAAAATCAAATCGTACCTAAAGTGCAATGGGAGTTAACCGATATTTACTTTAATATCTTTGGCATTAGATTAGAGGCTTCAAATTGCCCTTCATGCTGGAGAGATTACATTTCGCAAATAAGACAAGTTTATAACGTATTTGAAGAAGAGAAATAATGGAAAAGATAGATAGAAGAGGAGGAGCTAGAGAAGGTGCAGGTCGCAAATCTAAAGCCGAAGAGCAATCGCTAGTAGAGAAGCTAACACCATTAGAGCCTAAAGCATTTGCGGTACTAGCACAAGCATTAGAAGACCACAAGGATTGGGCGGTTAAGCTATTCTTTCAATACCAGTACGGAATGCCTAAGCAAGTGGTAGACCAAAACAATACTCATACGATTAATGACTTTGATATAAAAGACATTGTAAAATTTAAGTGATAGAGCTAAATAGTAAATACGTACCTTTATTTGAAAGCGGAAGTAGGTACTTTGTAATTACCGGAGGAAGGGGTTCGGGGAAATCGTTTGCCTTGAACTCCTTTCTTTTGCTTCTAACGTACGAAGTAGGACACGTAATACTATTTACTCGTTATACATTAGTCTCTGCTCACGTGTCAATTATTCCTGAGTTTGTGGAAAAGATTGAGATGGCTGGATTAGAAGCGGACTTCTATATTACAAAAGACGAGATTATTAACACTCGCACAAATTCAAAGATTTTATTTAAGGGAATTAAGACCTCTAGCGGAACGCAAACCGCAAACTTGAAGTCTTTATCGGGTGTGACTACGTTCGTGCTTGACGAGGCAGAAGAATTAGTAGACGAGGATGTATTCGATAAGATTGACTTTTCTATTCGTAATAGTTATAGACAAAACCGAGTTATCTTAATCTTAAACCCAACTACAAAAGAGCATTTTATCTATAATCGATTCTTCGAAGAAAAGGGAGTTCAAGAAGGTACTTCACTTACTAAAGGAGATACGACCTACATTCACACTACCTACAAGGATAACATAGATTATCTAAGCGAATCGTTCCTTAATCAAATCGAGCTATTAGAGAAGACCAATAAACGCAAGTATGAGCATACGATTTTAGGAGGGTGGTTAGACAAAGCAGAAGGTGTAGTATTTACTAACTGGAGATTCGGAGACTTTAACCCAGACAATTTACAAACCTCTTTTGGTCAAGACTTTGGATTCTCGATTGACCCGACTACGCTAGTAGAGGTAGCCATAGATAAAAATAAGAAGTGCATATACATTAAGGAGCATTTGTATAAACCTAAGCTAACTACAAGCGAAATAGGGCAAATTAATAAGCGAGTTTGTGGAAAAGGTTTAATAGTTGCGGATAGTGCCGAGCCTAGACTTATTGCCGAGCTTCAATCGCAAGGGTGTAACATAATAGCAACCGAAAAGGGAGCTGGTAGTATTACCGCAGGACTAGCACTCATGCAAGACTACGAATTAATTATAGAACCTAACTCACAAAACATTGGAAAAGAACTTAATAACTACATATACTCCGATAAGAAGTCTGGGCTTGTGGTCGATAACTTTAACCATGCCATCGATGCCATACGTTACAACGTCTTCTATCAGCTATCTAATCCCAATAGTGGAAAGTATTTCGTCTACTAATACAAAAAACAACAAATAACGTTTATACATTATGAAGCTAGAATTAAATATTCCTACGCAACTAAAAGAAATTAAGCTATCTCAATATCAAAAATTTCTAAAGATTGCTAAGGAAAATGAAGAAAGCGAGTTTTTGCACCAAAAGATGGTGCAGATTTTTTGTGGAATTGATTTAAAGGACGTAGCAAGTATTAAACGTAAGGACGTAAACGAAATTACTAGCAATCTTGGTACTTTATTTAACACAAATCATAAGTTTATTCCACGCTTTAAATTAGGGGGAGCGGAGTTTGGATTTATTCCTAATCTAGACGATATGACTCAAGGAGAGTACGTCGATTTAGATACTTATATTACCGATTGGGATGAGATGCACAAAGCTATGGCGGTGTTATTTAGACCGATTACTAATAAAATGGGAGATAGATACCAGATAGAAGAGTACAAAGGTTCTCTAACTTATTCGGATGTAATGAAACACGCTCCGCTAGATGTAGTTCTTGGGGCGATGGTTTTTTTTTATCATTTAGGCAACGAATTGCTGAAAAGTACGCTGACCTATTTGGAGGAGAATCCGAAGATAATGGATATAGTGAACAAGCACAATTTGGGAAAAGATGGGGATGGTATAGCTCTATCTATGCTCTCGCTCAAGGAGATGTTAGACGATTTGATGAAATATCAAAACTTCCCCTACATCAATGCTTAACGTTTTTGACCTTTGAGAAGCAAAAGAACAATTTAGAAATGAGAATGATTAAAAATCAAAAATAATGAACGGATATTATTACGTAGTAAATACGATAAAGGATTACCTAAAAAATACCGATTTTATCAATACGGTAACTATTGGGGATATATTTAAAGTAGACTTGAACAAACAAACGATTTTCCCTTTGTCTCATATCATTGTAAACAATGCCCAACTAGGGGAGAATACTACGTCTTTAAATATCTCGATTCTATTCATGGATATAGTGGACGAGAGCAAGGAAGCGGTAACCGATGTATGGGTAGGGAATGATAATGAACAAGATGTTTTAAACACACAACTAGCTTTAGCTTCTAAATTAAGTTCCGACTTAATGAGAGGCTCATTATTTACTAATCTAGTGCAAGTTGAATCGGCACCGAATGCGGAACCGTTTACCGATAGATTTGAAAACAAAGTGGCTGGATGGACATTAACGTTTGACGTTATTACTCCTAATGATATGACTATTTGCTAATGGAATTAAAGAACGTAGACGATTTAATTAAAAAGTTTAGGAGCTACGTTATTCAACAATCACGAAGTAACCTAACTAATGGCGGAAAGAACGTCTCTAGCAAGCTTTACAATAGCATTAGTAGCGAAGTATTAAAGGAAGATAACTACTCCTTAATTAACTTCTCTATGGAAGACTACGGAGCTTACCAAGACCAAGGGGTTAGAGGTAAATCGAAGAGTGCAAAAGCTCCTAATAGTCCGTTTAAGTTTGGTAGTGGTAAAGGCAGAAAGGGAGGATTAACCGAAGGCATAGACAAGTGGGTTAGATTAAAAGGAATACAATTTAGAGATAAAAAGAGCGGTAAGTTTTTGAGCTATCAATCTACGGCTTTCATTATTACTAGAAGTATTTACCAAACTGGAATACGACCTAGCTTATTCTTTACTAAACCTTTTGAGGTTGCAAAGGATAGGTATTTAGGCAAGGAGTTGATTAAAGCATTTAAAGCGGATATAGACACGCTTGTTAGTTATAAATTAGAAAATAGAAAATGATAATCTACGCTAGAAGTCCTTACTTTATTGAGGTAAACGAGACAAGTCAGTTAGGCTCAAAGATTGAGCTTTTTATTTGGAATAGACCAAACGCTGAGCCATCTACTCCAACTTATACTTTTACTAAAACTATTGCTTCTACAACAAATAGAAATAATGTATATAATATTTCTCCTTATATAAGAGAATATATGGAAGCAATTGCTCCTAATTATGATACAAATAATATCTGGGCAAATGTAAAAGTTAAAAGATATAAAGAGGCTTCCTTAGGTACTTATACTTTAGTAGAGACATTAAGTGGATATGCAACTCAAGGATATACACTCTATATCGATGGAATGAATTCAGCCGAAGAAACATTCCCCAATTTTAATGTATTAACTAAACAAGGGATTACATATAATTATCAAGAAGGTATAGCTTCTCAATTTTATCCTTTTATTAATGTTGTAACAGATAACACTACACCTACTGAAGTAAGAGTTAGCTATAAGGATTTACGAGGTCGTAATGAGGTAATAGTTAGCTATTATGATTTAGGAGGTAGACAAATGTTAAAAATACCATTTAGAACCGATTCTATTAAATTTGATAAAGGTAATACAATGGAGATTGCTTATCGTTCAACTGGTGAGTATAATGATACGTCTAGTACATTTACTATATTACCTATTTGTGAGCCTAAATTTACTCCTGTTCAATGCCAGTACATTAATCGTTTTGGAGGGTGGCAATTCTTGACATTCTATAAAGCACAAACAAATAGTATTCAGACTCAAGGAACTACATATAATTTATTGCCTAATCAAGTTAATTATAATACGGTTCGGGCTCAATCCAAATCATTTAATATTAATGGAACTCAAAGCATAAGATTAAATACAGGCTGGATTGATGAAGCTTATAATGATTTAATTCAAGACTTACTTCTTGCCGAGACGATTCTTTTAGATGGAGTGCCGGTGGAAGTAAAAACTACGGCTACCGATTTAAAGACTAGCCTAAAGGATAGAAACATTAATTACGAAATTACGTTTGATTATGCTTTCTCACTTATTAACAATGTAGTTTAATGATTAATGTACTTCTTTATATTTATGACGATGCTAGTGGGGAGCCTCAAAGAATAGAATTATTCGATGATGAGAAAATTAGCGTAACAAGTAACGTTCAAAATGTGAACGATATTTCTAAAATATTTACTGACTTTTCGCAATCTTTTACCGTACCCGCAACTCCATATAACAACCGAATTTTCAAGCATTGGTATGAGAACTCGGTAGACAATGGATTCGATGCTAGAACGCGAAAGGATGCATTCATAGAGTTAGATTATTCTCCATTTCGTAAAGGCAAAGTTCAACTTGAGAAAGCAAGTTATAAGAATGGGCAAATAGATAATTATCAAATTACTTTCTTTGGGGCTTTAGTATCTTTAAAAGATTCGTTTGGAGGTAAATTTCTTAAGGACTTAGACTTATCAACTTTAAATTTTACCTATAATGGTAACGTAGTTAAAAATAGAGTTATTGGAGGTGCAGGTAATGACGTTATGTTTCCATTAATTTCTTCAAAGAACGTATGGCAATATGGAGGAGGAGGAGTAACGGCTAATAATTGGGACATCTCTAATAGTGCTACACCAATATATTATAATGATTTATTCCCAGCTATAAGAGTTAAGAAAGTTTTTGATGCTATTGCCTCGACTCTTGGGGTAACTTTTCAAGGTGATTTCCTAAGTGATTCAAGATTTACTAGAGCATTCTTATGGTTAAAAAATAGTGATTTATTTGAATTGAAAACGGTAGCTAATAAGCTAAACTTTCAAACAAATACTTCAACTACTGGAACGCAAGGTATTTTCAATGTATATAGTGATACGCTTACTTATACAAAGCCTACAAGTCCTGAGTATTTATCTCAATCACATATTACTATTAGTTTTAGCGTTCCTAGTATTGGACAAGATGCACAAGAGTTTTTCTTTTATGTTTATAAAGATGGGGTTGTAGTTAATACACAAAGTTATTTAACTCAAACTTCACCAATGTATTTAGAAGTGCCTTTAGGTGAATCTGGGTCTTATACTTTTTATATTGCCTCTACGGCTGCTATTTCTTTTACTTCAGTCTATTACTATGAGACTGGTAAAATAGTAGGTTCTACATATACTAAGATGACCGATTTAACGGTAACTCAAAGTACTACGCAGACTACCACAACTACAATGAGTATTTCTCAGTATATGCCAGAGATGACCATTGAAGAATTTTTTAGTGGTATTTTAAAGATGTTTAATTTAACGTGCTATTCTGACACTCCTGGAATTTATAAAATAGAACAATTAGAAGGCTGGTATGCAAATGGAATTATACGAGATATAACTCAATATATTATAAACGATGTATTTGATATTGAACGCTCAAAAGCTTACAAGAAAGTAAACTTTAAATATCAACAAGCGGACTCTTTCTTAAACGTTGAATTCATGTCACGTTCAAAAGTTCCTTATGGCGATTTATACTATGAACTTAATAACGATGGAGAAGAGTATAGTGTAGAATTGCCATTTGAAACAATGCTTCATAATAAATTTAGTGGGACTAATTTACAAGTAGGATATTCTTTAAAGCCTAGCTTTATACCTTATATTCCTAAACCAGTTATCCTTTACGATTTTGGCTCTACTCAGACTGTATCATCTTATAAATTTAACGATGGAACTTCTACGACTACACAAACTTTAGCTAATATTTTTGGACAAGATACTTCAATAAGTTCAGTAGATTATACGTTAAACTTTGGAGCTGAACAATCTACATACACTGGAAACGTAGAGAATCAATCATTATTCAATAATTACTATTCTAATTACCTTAATAATATTTTTGGCATAAAGTCTAGGATTATGAAGGTGAAAGCTATGTTACCAATTAGCCTATTAACTAATTTAAAAGTAAATGATAGGGTGATTATAAGAGACAAGCGTTATACTATTAATCAATTTACTACCGATTTAACAAGTGGTGAGGTTCAATTTGAATTACTAACCGATTTTAGAACGATATGATAAAGCAAATATTAGATATGCTAAATATGCTCCCTCATTATAACCAAAGTGAGGAGATAGAAATAGCTAAAGGAAGATACGAAATACCGAGTACGTTTAAAATGGCATTTGAGCAAATAAAAAGACAATGGAAAAAGTTACAGTCGAATTAGAGTTAAAAAATAATATCAAAGACCTTGAAAAAAAGGTTAGCGACCTTGTCGAAAAGTTTGCGGAGACCGAGGAGGCTATTAAAGATATTGGTAAGTCTACGAAGAATGCCGAAGGCGGAATCAAAGGCTTAGTCAATGGATTTAAAGGCATGGGATTAGCCGTTAAAGCTCTTGGTATTGGGCTTGTAATGGAGGCATTCAATATGTTCAAAGAGGTACTATCTAAAAATCAAAAGGTAGTAGACATTATGAATACGGCATTAGAAGCATTGTCTATTGTATTTAATGATTTAATTAAGTTAATCTTTGATAACTTCCCTAAAATAGTTGCTTTTTTTAAGGATGTTTTTGAGCATCCGGTAGAGAATTTAAAGAAGTTAGGTAATGCTATAAAGGAGAACTTAATCGAACGCTTTAACTCATTCCTTGACACTCTAGGCTATTTAAGTAGTGCTTTGAAGGAATTATTCTCCGGTAACTTTGCTGCAGCCCTAGACAACGTTAAAAAGGCTGGTAAAGAATCGGTAGATGTTTTAACTGGAGTTAATAATAGTGTAGATAAAGGGAAGGAAATAGTTAAGAAAGCAGCGAATAGTTTATCGGATTATGCAAAAAAAGTAAAAGAAGCTGCAGAGAAATTAGTTCAATTAAAAAATAATGCTCAATTAGCTGCAGCCCAACAAGCAAAAGATGCTGAAAAATTTGATAGACAAGCGGAGAAACAAAGACAAATTAGAGATAATGATTTGTTATCAATTGATAAACGAATTAAAGCAAATGAGGATTTAAATGAAGTTTTAGATAATCAAACAAAGGCAATGCTTGCTGCAGCTCAAGCTCAAGTTGATGCAGCTCAAGCTGATGTAGACAAAAACGCTTCAATAGAAAATAGAGTAGCTTTAATAAATGCCGAGGCAAACGCTGCAGGTGTTCTAGCTCAAGTAGAAGGTTTGCGTTCGGAACAACAAGCAAACGCAATTGCTTTAACGAAAGAAAAAATTGATTTAGATAAAACCGCTAAAGAGGGTGTTGCGGATTTAGCAATAGCAGAAAAGCAAGCTACCGCCGAGTTAATAAAGGATGAAGATAAAAAATTAAAAGCGCAATTAGATAATTTAGAGGAGGAGAAAAAGATTCAATTAGAGCGATTACAAAATAATATTAATTCTTATGCTTTAGATACTCAAGCTAGAGTAGAGGCGGTAAAAGAATATAATGCTAAGAAACAAGAATTAGAAGCTTCTATCAAATCTAAAGAAGATGAAATAGCTACTTATAACTATAATAAGCAAAGCGAACGTTTACAAGCCGAGCTATCAAATGAGCAAAACTCTTTGTCAATTCGATTAGAGGCTTTAAGGAAGTATAACGAATTAGCTCAAGCTTCAAATCAATTAAGTGCGGATGAAAAAGCTAAAATAGATAAGGAGACTCACGCTCAAGAGAAAGCATTACAAAAGCAAAAGCTTGCAATGGTTAGCCAAACGTTAAGCAATATGTCTAGCTTATTTGAACAAAACTCTACGGAGGGTAAAGCATTTGCGGTAGCACAAGCGTTAATTAATACTTATCAAGGTATTACCGCCGAGTTAGCTACAAAGACCGCTACTCCTTTTGAGTTCGGTATTAAGCTTGCAAATATTGCGACTACCGCAGCGATTGGTTTCAAATCGGTTAATGATATCCTTTCTACAAACGTAGGAGGAGGCACTGGAGATACATCTACACCTAGTGCAGGTTCTTCTAGTGCTCCATCGTTTAACGTAGTTGGCACAAGTGGAGTTAATCAATTAGCACAAACATTAGGACAACCACAAGAGCCCATGAGAGCTTATGTAGTTGCTAGTGATGTAACTACTCAGCAAGCACTTAATAGGAATATTATTACTTCGGCTAGTCTTGGATAATTTGAAAATGTAACAAAAAAAAATATAAACGTTTATAGGCTATGAGAATTGTCGAATTAGTTATCGAGAAAGATTTAGATGGGATTGATGCGGTTAGCTTGGTAGATGCACCAGCTATCGAGGAGAACTTTATCGCTTTAAATAAAGATTATAAAGTAGAGCTTGCCGAAGTGGATTCGGATAAGCGTATCCTTATGGGAGCTGCGTTAATTCCTAATAAGCAAATATATCGTAAGAATGGCAAGGATGAGTTCTACGTATTCTTTAGCGAGGCTACGGTAAAACAAGCAAGCGAGTTATTCTTAAAGAATGGTAACCAATCAAATGCAACGCTTGAGCATAAAGCTAAATTCGATGGTGCTACGGTTGTTGAGTCTTGGATTATTGATAACCCAGAAATGGACAAATCTAAGCAATACGGATTCTCACTACCTAAAGGTACTTGGATGATTTCTATGAAGATAGAAGACGAAAACGTTTGGAAGCAAGTTAAAGATGGCAAGTATAAAGGTTTTTCTATCGAGGGATACTTTGCAGATAAACTAGAGATGTCTTTACAAGAGCTAGAAGAGGAGGAGTTAATTAATCAAATCATAAATATTTTAAAAGATGGCAAATAAAAAGACAAGTCCGCAAGATTCTTCAAGAGCTTGCTTATGCAAAGACGGAACTTACTCTAAAGATTGTTGCAAAGGAGAAGAAATTAATCAAGGTATTGGTGCTTTAGTTGGGCAAGTAAGCTCATCGGTAGTAAATACAAACGAACCAAGAGTTATAACAAGACAAAACGGATAATTATGAACACACAAAAACAAGTATTTAACAAACTATTCTCTAATGAGAAAGTAGAATTAGCATCTCAAAATTATGAGTTTGCTAAACAAGCTTCTGATGTTGCTAAAGAAGCACAAAAAATTCAAGACAATTTAGTAAAAGCATCATTAAAAATGAATGATATGAAAATGGCATATATTAAAATGTATATGGATTTTCAAACATTAATTGACCAAAGTGTAGCTTTAAATAATGGTTCTGCAAATGATTTAAAAGAAATCGAAGACTCACTTAAAGCAATTGGTATGGACCCAAAAGAAGCACAAAAAATTACTGGTTTTTCTAAGGCTTCTGAAATTGTAAAAGCTAATGCTGATTATGCAAAAAAGTATAAGACTTTGTATACTAAGATTTAATAAGTAAATAAATTAATAAATATATGGAATACAAGAACAAGTTAAACAAGATTAAGGCTGTTCTTTCTATGGAGGTAAAACTCGCACAAATGAAGCTAGAAGATGGTATTACTATCATTGAGGCGGAATCATTTGAGCCGGATTACTCGGTAGGAATTGTAACGGCTGATGGTATTGTACCGATGCCAGTAGGCGAGTACAAGTTAGAGGATGGAAACATCTTGGTAGTAGAGGTTGAGGGTGTTATCGCATCTATTTCTCCAGAGGCTGAAGAGGAAGTTATGCCAGAGGCAGCACATCCAGCAGCGGAGGCTGGAGAGCCAGCACCTGAAGAAGTTACGGCTCCACAAATGAGCGAAGCTCCGAAGGCGAAACGTATCGTAGAATCAGTATCTAAGGAAACTTTCTTTGCTGAGATTGAGAAATTACGTCAAGAGTTCTCATTAATCAAGCAAGAGAATGAAGCATTAAAAGCGGAAAATGAGTCTTTAAAAGTTGAAATGTCTTCTATCGAAGAAGGTGCTCAACCTTTGGCACACAATCCTGAAGCTAATGCTCCAAAACAAATGTATAAAATTGGTAAAAACAGAACTTCATCTATTGAGGATGCGGTATTTAACAGAATCTTTTCAAAATAATTAACTAACAAATTTAAAAAATGGCTACTACTACAAGTATCACAACTTCTTATAGCGGAGAGTTTAAAAATCAAATTATCTCGGCTGCTTTATTATCTTCACCTACTATCGATGCGGGTGGTATCACGGTTAAGCCGGGTATCAAGTACAAAGAAGTAGTTAAGAAATTATCAACTGATGCAATCTTAAAAGATGCTTCTTGTGATTTCTCAGCAACTTCTACAGTTACTTTAACTGAGCGTATCTTACAACCAGAAGAATTCCAAGTGAACTTACAATTATGTAAGAAAGATTTTCACTCTGATTGGTTATCAGCTGAGCAAGGATACTCTGCTTTTGATGTTATTCCTAAATCTTTCGCTGACTACTTAGTAGGTCACGTAGCTGCTAAGGTTGCTGCTAAGAATGAAACAAACATCTGGGCTGGTGTTACGGCTAACGCTGGAGAGTTCAATGGTTTTGCTACTTTATTAGCTGCGGATGCTGCTTTACCAGCTGCTCAAGAAGTTGCAGGTACAACGGTTACTGCTTCTAACGTAGTTGCTGAATTAGGAAAGATTGTTGATGCAATCCCTGCAGCTCTTTACGGACACGATGGTCTTTACCTTTATGTATCTCAAAACATTGCTCGTGCTTATGTTCGTGCTTTGGGTGGATTTGCTGCTTCTGGCTTAGGTGCTAATGGTACTAACGCAATGGGAACTCAATGGTATAACAATGGCTCTCTTTCTTTTGATGGTGTTAAAGTTTTTGTAGCTAATGGTTTAGCTTCTAACACTGCAATCGCTACTTTGAAAGAGAATTTGTTCTTCGGTACTGGTGTACTTGCTGACATGGATTCTTCTTCTGTAAAAGTTATCGACATGGCAGACGTAGATGGTTCAGAGAACGTACGTGTAGTTATGCGTTTAACGGCTGGTGTTCAATATGGTGCGGTAGAAGATATCGTTACTTACGGAATCACTAACTCAGCTAACTAATTAGCTTTAAGAGCACCTCGTTAATTCGGGGTGCTTATTTTTAAATCTTTTAAATTATATAATATGTCTTGTGATATTTCTTTAGGCAGAATTGAGCCTTGTAAAACGAGTAACGGTGGATTGAAAGCCGTTTACTTTGTTAACGAGGGTGATGCTACGGGAGTTACTTACGATGCTACTAATACGGATGCCATTGCTACGGTTACAGGTACTCCTAGTGCATATAAGTACGACTTAAAAGGTAATAGTTCTTTCGAGCAAACTATTACTTCTTCTCGTGAGAACGGAACTACGTTCTTCGAGCAAACGTTAAATTTAACGTTGAAAAAATTATCGATTGTAGACCATAAGCAAATTAAGCTTTTGTCTTACGGCCGTCCTCAAGTTATCGTAGAAGATAACAACGGAAACTTATTCTATTGTGGCTTAGCTCACGGAATGGAAGTATCCGGAGGTACAATCGTTACAGGTGCAGCGATGGGCGATTTATCGGGATACACTTTAGTGTTATCGGGTCAAGAGCCAGTACCGGCTAACTTCTTAACTACTTCTTTAACTTCGGCTGGTTTTACAATCGTATCGGGTTCATAATAGTTTTTGTTGTTTGAGGTTTGAAATTGGGGGAGCTGAGGTCTTCCCCTTTTTCGTTTTAGAAACAAAACATATTAAATAACGTTTATACCATAATGATAGTTTTAAAGGAATCTAATTTAGCTCAAGAGGTACGATTTGTACCAACTCGTAGAAATGCGGGCAATAAGCTATTTTTAAGAAACGAAACGACTAATGTAGAGGTAGAGTATTCTATTACTTGTACTCAAGAATCGTACTATCTTACATTTTTAAAAGTACTATCTTTAGAAGAAGGTCACTTTTATACGATGACAATTAAGCAAGATTCCGAGTTAATTTATCGAGATAAGGTATTTTGCACGAATCAAACAATAGGGACGTATTCAGTTAATAAAGACGAGTACGTACAAAACGACCAAAATATAATTTTCTATGAGTAACGTTCACGTGTTCAATTTTGAATCGCATAAACCGCCTCAATCCATCGAATCTAATAAGGAAGCATGGGTTAATTTTGGCGATGACAACGAATACTTTAAATACCTAATTGATAGATACAATAACTCGACTACTAATAACTCGGTTATTAATTCTATTAATAAACTTATTTATGGTAGGGGTTTAGATGCTACGGATTCAAATAAGAAGCCAAACGAGTACGCTCAAATGAAGATGTTATTTAGACCCGAGGTTTTAAAGTGCATAATTACGGACTACAAGCTTTTAGGTCAAGGATATTTCCAAGTAATTTACAACAAGGCTAAAAATGCGGTAGTTAGAGTAGAACACGTACCAGCTCAATTAATCCGTACCGAGAAGTGCAACGATAAGGGCGAGATTACAGGCTACTACTACTCCGATAATTGGAGCGATACGAAGAATTATCCTCCCAAGCGTATTGGTGCTTTTGGATATGGAGATAAAACTTTAGAGCTTCTTTGTGTGCGTGATTATAGCGTAGGACAAAAGTATTACTCTAATGTTGATTATATTGGTGCTTTACCTTATGCGACTTTAGAAGAAGAGATAGCGGACTACTTGATTAATGACGTACAAAATGGCTTCTCTCCAACTAGCGTTATTAACTTTAATAATGGAGTACCAGACGAAGAAAAGCAAGGTTTAATAGCTTCGGATGTCAAGCGTAAATTAAGTGGCTCAAATGGAGCTAAAATAGTTGTAGCGTTCAATAGCGATGAGACTAAGAAGACTACAATCGATAGCGTACCTTTAAACGATGCACCAGCTCACTACCAATATTTAAGCGAAGAGGCTAGAGGTAAGATTCTATTAGGCCACTCTATTACTAGCGGTTTGTTATTTGGTATTCCATCTAACAACGGATTTAGCTCTAATGCGGACGAGTTAAAGAATGCCTCTATCTTATTCGATAATATGGTAATTCGTCCTAAACAAGGTACGGTTTTAGATTCTATCGATAAGATTTTAGCTTTTAACGCTATTAGCTTAAACCTTTACTTTAAGACTTTACAACCTTTAGAGTTTATTGACCAAAACCCTAAAATGGATTCGGCCACAATGGAGGAGGAGACTGGGGTTAAATTATCTTCTCATTTAGATTATTTAAACTTAGAAGAATTTGGCGAAGAACTCGATTCTAATGAGTGGGAATTAATTGATAGCAGAAGAGTATCTTACGAAGAAGAAGCTCGCTTAGATGCGGAACTAGAGGCTTTAAATAACCCCGAAAAGTCTTTAATGTCTAAGGTTTGGAATTTTGTAACTACCGGAGTAGCTAGACCAGATTTAAAAAGTTCTCAAGATGGCAAACTTTTTATTTCTCGTTATAGATATAGTGGGGAAACAAGTGCAAAATCAAGAGAATTTTGTAAGAAAATGACTTCATTAAATAAGTTATATCGTAAAGAAGATATTGAATTAATGAGTCAAAAACCTAGTACAAATCCTGGTTGGGGCCCAAATGGTATAGATACATACGACATATTTTTATATAAAGGAGGTGGAGCTTGTCACCATTTTTGGACTCGTGAAACATATAAGCGTTTTACCGACCCACGTAAAAAAGGAGCTCAAGAAATAACACCAGCGGAGGCAAGAAAAGCAGGTGAAATTTTACCTAATCCATTTGATAAAGCAGATGGTAAGAATTATAAAAAAGATAGTAAACTGGTATATACGAAACCTATCGATATGCCAAATAAAGGATTTTTACCAAAATAATTAATTAAATGGCTCAAGCTCTCTTTGTGTCTAGGGATGACATTGTAAAATTTACAGCCGTAAATGGTAATGTAGACGTAGATAAGTTTATTCAATGGGTTAAAGTTGCTCAAGATACTCATATTCAAGGTTATCTAGGAACTAAACTATTCAATAAGATTAACGATGGCATTGTAAACGCTAACTTAAATAGCTCTTACATGATGCTTTTAAACGTGTATATCAAGCCTATGGTTATCCATTGGTCTATGGTAGAGTTTTTACCATTCGCAGCTTACACGATTGCTAATAAAGGAGTATTTAAGCACAATAGTGAGAATAGTACAAACGTAGATAAAAGCGAAGTAGATTTCTTAGTAGAAAAGGAACGTTCAATAGCTGAACACTACACAAGACGTTTTGTAGATTACATGAGTTTTAACCAATCTTCATACCCTGAATATAACACGAATTCAAATGCGGATATGTACCCAGATAAAAGCTCCTTTAGTGCAGGCTGGTACTTGTAGAGGCAAGTATGCACCTAAAGCGACTAATATTAAAAAACTAAAGGTTTACCTTAACAAAATAGAAAATGGCTCTTAATTTCACGCATACAAAAGGCGATACATTTAACGAAGTAGCTTTTGAAGTTAAAAAGAATGGCACGGCTATTGATTTAACTGGTGCGACAATCAAAATGCAACTTAGAAAAGAGTATAGCGATGTCTCGGCGGTGCTATCTCTTACCTCCGTATCTAGTGCGGGCATTACAATCACAAACGCAACTAGCGGACAATTTAAAATCAATGCTCAAATAATCGACATTGAGGTATTTAACTACGTTTATGATATTCAATTTACTCTTGCTTCGGGAGAAGTAAAGACATACGTAAAAGGGGGATTTAATGTAACACCAGAAGTAACACGCTAATAATGGAAGATATTATAGACATCATAGTAACGGAAACCACCAATCTAATCGAGATTACGTCTCAACCTACGGACGAGGTAATAGATGTCAATATAATCGACAATAGAGAGGACATAACGCTTAACGTTACTCCTAGTGTAGTAGAAATTAATATCAATTCCTTAACGGGTAACTTTGGAGTTAATTGGGGTGAGATTGGTGGTACTTTATCAAATCAAACTGATTTACAAAACGCTTTAAATTTAAAGGCTGACTTAGTAGATGGCAAAGTTCCTTCATCACAATTGCCTAGCTATGTAGATGATGTAGTAGAGGTGGCTACTTATTCAGCACTTCCTACTACCGGAGAGACAGGTAAGATTTATGTCGTTTTAGACACAAATTTAATTTATAGATGGTCTGGTTCAGCTTACATAGAAATAAAGGATTCAAGCGCAGTTTGGGGAGCAATTACAGGTACATTAAGCTCGCAAACTGATTTACAAAACGCTTTAAATGCTAAGTTTAATAATCCGACTGGCGATTCTACTCAATATCTTAACGGAGCAGGAACTCCTGTAACTTTTCCAATTGCAGGACAAGCAGGTACTTTAGTTCGTGAGGTTAGAAATACAACGGGTGCGACATTAACAAAAGGAACTGTTGTTTATATTTCGGGAGCGACTGGTAATAAACCTACAGTTTCAAAAGCATTAGCAACAGGCGATTCTACTTCGGCTCAAACATTTGGTTTATGTCAAGCTGATATTGCAAATAACTCAATTGGTTATGTTGTTTGTGTAGGAGATATTGTAGGTTTAGATACTTCAGCAATTAGCGAAGGAGTTCAATTATATCTTTCGTCTACAACCGCAGGAACTTACACGACTACAAAGCAAGTTGCACCAGCTCACTTAGTTTATATCGGTGTTGTAACAAGGTCACATCCTACTCAAGGACAAATTGAGGTTAAGATTCAAAATGGTTATGAGCTAGATGAGATTCACGATGTTTTAATTACTTCAAAAGCTAATAACGATGGTTTGTTTTACGAATCTTCAACTAGCCTTTGGAAGAATAAAAGCATTGCAACCATTTTAGGTTATAGCCCAGAGCAACCATTAACTTTTAGCTCTCCTTTATCACGTTCAACAAATTCGGTTTCTATTCCTGCCGCTACTTCTAGTGTAAATGGTTATTTGACTAGCACCGACTGGACTACATTTAATGCTAAACAAGCGGCACTTTCTGGAACTGGTTTCGTTAAGATTAGCGGTACTACAATTAGCTACGATAATAGCACTTATTTAACTACTAGTTCTGCTGCCTCTACTTATTTAGCTCTTACTGGCGGTACAATGACTGGAAATATATTTTTACCAGCTAATAATACGGTAGGAGGAACTAATTATTACATAGGTCAAGTAATGGCTACGAGTGATAATTGGAAAATATATGGTAATAGCACAGAAGGAGATAAGGGAGAATTAGTTTTTGATTTAGGAGATAATGGAAGTCCTTTTGATAGTGGTGGACAAAGATTTAGATTTTTTTATAGTGCTGGTGCTGATGGAACTGCAAAAAGTCCTTTAATTATAGACTATAATCTTTGTACTTTTGCAACTTCAATAGTAGGAACTTCAGCAACTTTTAGCGGAGCTTTAAGTGGAACAAGTGCAACGTTTACGGGAGATTTAACTATTAGTTCTACTAATCCAAAATTATATCTTACAGATTCTGATAATAATCCAGACTATTATATTTCTAATAATAATGGAGTTTTTACGGTTTATGATGTCACTAATTCATTAGATAGATTCACAATTGGGACAACTGGTAACGCTAATTTTAGAAATGCAATTATTGGCGGAGGCTCAATTACTGGAGAATCTATTTATTCAAATGGAATTGTAAGCGTAGGCACTTCGTTAAGCGTCGGAACTTTTGTAAGTGCTGGAGGTTCTTTAACTGGAAGCGCTTTATATGTTAGCGGTATGACTGCTGGAAGCGGTGCTATTTATCACACTGATAGACGATTAACTTTTGCTAACTATAATGCTAGCGGAACGCTTCACTTTGAGGTAAACGGAGGTAATGGAGCTTTAACAATTAATTCTGATACTAGCGCTAGTTTTAATAGTACAATTAGTGCAACTGGCGCAACTCTTACGGGGGCTTTAAGTGGTACGAGTGCAACGTTTGTAACTGCTGGAAAAGATGCTTTGACAGTTTCAGATTCAACCACTCAAGCAGCGGGAGTAGGAGGAAGCATTCTATTTAAAGGTGTTTATACCAATGGAGGTTCTCCGTTATCATTTGGTAGAATTAGTTTAGAAAAACAAAATAGCACAAACGCAGATTATAGCTTTAATCTTGCTTTTTATACTTCTCCAAATAATGGTAGTAATCCTAATACTACGGCTGCATTAAAATTAAATTATGATAATTCAGCATTTTTTTCTGGCAACGTAGGTATCGGAACGACTTCGCCAGCTAAAACTTTAACGGTAGTTAATACTGCTGAACAACTAAGACTATCTTATGATGGTAGTACTACTTATGCTGATTTTAGAAATGATTCTGCAGGAGGATTATTAATAAATACAACTGGTGGATATATTATAAATTATATTGCTGGAAGTGCTAAAACTAGAATTAATTCAAATGGAGATTTTATAGTTTATAATTTAGGTACTGGATTAGTTTATTCAAATGCTGGAGCTTTAACAAGCACAAATCCTTCAGATAGCAGATTAAAAACTGATATTAAAAGTATTGAATATGGCTTAAATGATATTTTAAAACTTAGACCAGTTAGTTATAATTGGAAAGATGACAAAGTTAATCAAGGTATTCAATTTGGATTTATAGCTCAAGAAGTACAAGAAATAATGCCAGATGCTATAAAGGAATTTGGAGATAAAACTAAGTTTTTAGGATTAGAAAAAGATGCAATTTATGCTACTTTAATAAATGCAATTAAGGAGCTTAATAATAAAATAGAAACTATAGAAAATAAATAATATGGCATTCACTTGGGTAATATCTCAACTAGACTCAATCCCTTCCATTGACAGAATGGACAAAGTAATTAGCGTAATTCATTGGAGAGCACACAAGGCAAGTGAAGACTTTACGGCTGACACTTACGGAGCTTTATCCGTAGATGCACCACACGAAGCGAGCTTCACTCCTTACGATGAGGTTACTAAAGAAATGGTGGAGTCTTGGCTTGAAGCTGGGCTAGACTGCGAGGCAATCGAAGCAAACTTAGATGCCCAGATAGAGAACTTTTTGAATCCCCCGATAGTGGCTTATAAATTACCATGGGAGTAATTAGAAACAAAAAATACTAAATTGCGTTTATAAGCAAACAAACAACAAAATAATGAAAATTGATTTAAACTTTAACTTAGTAGACTTAGATGGCAAAGCCATTGACAACGCAAACTCAGGCAAGCTAGTGGCTAGTGCATTAGTTCAACAATCTAAAGGCGATGCCTTGAAGTTCTGGGATTGGGCGGTAGCATTAAACAAAGGCGAGGTGCTAGATTTAGATTCTAGCGACCAAGAAACTTTTAAAAACTTTGTAAAGGATAACGAGAATTTCGCTATCATTGCAAAGGCTCAAATTTTACATAAACTTAAAAAAGACTAAGCGGTGTTAAACTCCCTCCCTGACTGGTTCACAAATATCTTAACGGCTTTAGTAGCTTCTTTAGCAACGTACTTTAGCACACGCAAAAAAGAGAATATTGAAATACAAGGGGGGGAGTTGTCTAATACTAACGAGGCTATTAAAATCTGGAGGGAATTAGCTCAAGATATGACTGACAAAGTAAAGGAGCTATCCGAAAAGATTGACATATTAACCGCCGAAGTACATAGTCTTAAAAGCGAGAACTCTTCGCTTAAATCCAAACTAAATCTATTAGATGAAAATAACGAAGTTAAGCCCAAAAGGACTAGAGCTAATAAAGCAGTTTGAGGGATTAAAGCTTAAACCTTATCTGTGTCCCGCTTCAATTCCTACTATTGGGTTCGGAAATACGTATTACCCTAATGGACAAAAAGTTAAATTATCAGACCCAGCTATTACTCAAGAAAAAGCTGAAGAACTTCTAAAATTCTTATTAGTACCCTATGAAAAAGCGGTTGATTCATTTTGCCGTGATGACATATCACAACACCAGTTTGATTCTTTGGTGGCTTTGTGCTATAATATAGGTGTAGTGGCTTTACAAAAGTCCACATTAATTAAAAAAGTAAACGCTAACTATAAAGACGTTACCATAGCGGATGAGTTTCTTAAATGGAATAAAGCTAATGGCTCGGTATTAAAAGGACTTACTAAACGTAGACAAGATGAGGCTAACCTTTACTTCTCCTAATATGCGAAAATTACTTATTCTTTTGGCTTGTGTTAGCTTATTATCTTGTAAGCGCACAAAGACATTAACCGAGTATAAAGAACTCGTTAGAATCGATACTATACAAAGCGTGAAAATAGTAGAAAAGTATAAGGCTATTCACGACACATTGACCATTGTAAACCCTTGCGACTCTAGCGGGCTTCTAAGCAACTTTTATTCTAAATTGGTACTACCACAAGGTAAGGTTATTATTCGCTCGGTAGGTGGCAATATTCAAGCTCAAATCGATATAGACTCCATGAGAAACGAGATAGAGAATAACTATCGTAACTCAAATGTTAAATGGATTGAGTATAGAGACAAAGAAGTTATTAAATACCGAGTGCCTACTTGGGTAGTTATTATATTATTGATAGAGTTACTTGCTTTAGTAGCTTGGATATACCTTAAATTTGGACTAAATGCAATCAAATAGCGAATTAGCTAAGACAATCAAAGACCATTTCTATTCTACTAACATGACTAGAGCGGACTTTGAGCGAGAGAATTGGGAGAATTATGGATATAAAGACGTAATAAATTTACACAAGGCACTTACTAGAATGGGTATTTCAGTTAAGAAAAGGTCGGAATATTGGAAACAAACTAGACCAAGTGCTAAAATAGAATCCTTTAACCTAGACGAGGTTGATAACTTTGGAATCGAAGAGAGCTTAGGTAAAGAATATACTAGCTTTCGTATTACAGAAGACTTTAAAAAGGTCGGTATTCTATCGGATATACACGTACCTTATCACTCTTTAGAAGCTTTAACCTGTGCTATTAAGCATCTAAGAGAGCAAGCAATAGATTGCCTCATTCTTAATGGCGATGTCTTTGATTTCTACGCTATATCAAGACACGAGAAAGAGAAAGATTTACGTGACTTTGCTAGGGAGATTGAGATGGGTCGAAACTTCTTACAAAAGATAAGAGATATATTCCCCTTAATACCTATCTATTACAAGATGGGTAACCACGAGAATCGCTGGCAAAGATATCTAAACGAACAAGCCGAAGAATTTGCCCAGTTACACGAGATGCAATTTGAGCAATTCTTTAGGCTAGATAAACTTGCTATTACTTACGTACCCGATTGGCAAGGGATAGAGCTAGCTAATTTATTAGTGGCTCATGGACACGAGCTTCTAGCTGGAGGTATGAACCCTTCGCAATCTACCTTTAATAAAACATTTTGCAACACCTTAATAGGTCACGTACATAGAACGACAAACACTATTAAAAAGAATGGTTTTAAAGAGTTTATTCACACTTATAGTACTGGATGTCTAACTCAATTGTCTCCCAAGTATTACCCATTTGCCCAACACAATCACGGAATGGCAGTTGTTACTATTGAAAATGGTAAAACTAAAGTAGATAATATAGTTATTAAAGATGGAAAAATAGTTTAACTTTGTATAAAGCAACTGCAACTGCTAACTACAACATTAACGGCTCATTTTATTTACAAGACGTTGCAGACTTGTATTTAATTTGAGCCTTTATATTTTATGTCAATTTGGAAAAAGATTAATTGTGAATTTGATAATTATGAAATAAGTAATTATTGTGAAGTTAGGAATACTAAAACAGGTAGAATATTAAAATCTTATATAGATAAATATGGATATGTATATCACGGATTAAGTGGAGGTGGTATAACTAAAAAATTTAAACTTCACAGGTTAATGGCTTTAACATTTATTCCTAATCCACAGAATAAAAAAGAAGTAAATCATATTGATGGAAACCCAAAAAATAATTTAATATACAATTTGGAATGGGTGTCTCACTTTGAAAACCAAAGCCACAAAATAAAAAGTTGGAATACGTCAAGTAAGTTTCTTGGGGTAACATTTAATAAAAAAGAGAACAAGTGGAAATCTCAGATTCAGATTAATAAAAAGAAAATATCACTAGGTACTTACAATACAGAGATAGAAGCTTATATAGCAAGGGTAAAATTTGAGAAAGAAAATAGTATAGATAATAAATATTTAGCGTAAATTAGATTGTTTTTCATAGTGTTAGCCGAAAGGCGATAGGTTTAGAATTGTGTATTGAATGCCTCTGGATAATGTCTAGGGGCATTTTTGTTTTAAAGAAATAATTAAAAAAAAATTAAAAAAGATTTTTTTATTTAAAATATAGTCGTATCTTTGAAGTGTCAATAAGGCAAAACAATTCTAAACACAATCAAAATGAGAGAGCATCTTAAACAAATCGACAAGAACGACATAGCCGGAGCTATTCTAATCTCCACGTTTGCTTACATTACTTACTACATTATCTACTTTATCCAACATATCTAATGAGCATTTTAAAAGCACAATTCCAAGACTCATCCGGAATCTACACTATGACTTGGTCATACAATCCAGAGCTTTGGCAAGCAAGAGATATTATCTCACACGAATGCCACAAATCAAATTCTAAACTTGTAAACATTATCTCAAATGAAAAACTTAATTAAAGCACTATCGGAGTTTCAAAATGAATGCCCGATTATCCACAAGGATACCAAAGGACATAACTACACTTATGCCGACTTGCCTCAAATCTTTAGTGTGATTAATCCGCTACTTAAAAAGCACAAGCTTTGCTTTACTCAATTACTACAAGACAACGGAATTAAGACTATTCTTTTCCACGTAGAGAGTGGAGAATATTTAGAAAGCTTTACTACTATTCCGATTGTAAAGTTAGGGGCTATGAACGAATATCAGAGCTATGGGTCGGGTGTTACATACTACAGACGTTATGCGCTAAGCTCGATGCTTGGGTTAGTGACTGACAAAGATACCGATGCTTCGGGTTCATCTATGCCGGTTGCACAATCTCCTAAGTTCCGTTTAGATATGCTTAACAACGTCCACACCGAAGACGAGTTAGGTATGCTATACAACTCATTTAAAAGCTCACTAACTCCAAGCGATTTAGAAGCATTCAAAACACGTAAACAACAATTAAATAAATAACAATGGGACAATTAATTAACGCTCAAATCAACAAGTCAAAACTTCAAGGCTTGGTTCATTACACGAACAAACGCACAAACGAAGAATCGGTAAACATTACTATCTCTTTAAACGATGCGCCAGACCAGTACGGAAATAACGCTTCTATTTGGATTTCGCAAACTAAAGAAGAGCGTGATACTAAAGCACCAAAGGTTTACCTAGGTAATGGAAAAGTTATCTACGATTCTAATATGCCTAAACAAAATGCTCCGGAAATGCCTAGAGAAGCTCCTACTACTTTAACCGATTTGCCTTTTTAATATGTACAAGCAAGGATTAACATTTACTTTCTCACGTAGCCCTTCAAATAATTGGAGGGTTACTAAAAACTTCGAATCTAAAATAGAGTTTGATTCGTTTTTAAAAGAGTGGAAGGATAGCGGGTTTGAACTTATATCCGAAGAAAAGGTAGTTATTGAACCTCAAATTTACCCACAAGTTTTAAAGCTTGATTTAAAAAGCAATGGTGGAAATTATTTCACGGTTATAGAAAGGTTTAAGACTAGCGAAGAATATGTTAAGTATTGTGATTACAAGCTATTAGAAGGATTTAAAGTAATAGGCTCGGAGCCTTATAAAAATTTGTAAAATGAAAGTAAAGAAAATGAATTTATATCAGCTTTGTGCTGATAGATTAAACGCTAAAGGGGTGAAACCTTTTAGTGCTAGAGAATGGAGCTTACCTTTGATACAACAAACCGTTTATGGCAAGGTGAACTACCCAGAAGTAATGGAAGAAATTAAACTTATAATGGAAGAATATGAAAAATAGAGAAATAGTAGACGTTTTAAAAGCCGATAGCGGACGTGAGATATTCATTTATGAAACACGCAATCATAAATTACATAAAGGCTCAATGTACGAAGTAGAATACAAATTAGGATTAGGTACTCAAGTTATGGTTAGTAGGTTATTAGATACAACCGAAGACGATAGAACGCTTATTTTTAATCATCCAGAAGTAACTAATAAAACAATTGGTATTCCTAATTGGAATATCGTAAACCTTACAAGACTATGACACCATCCCAAAAAGCAAAAGACTTAGTTAAGAAATTTAAGGATGCTCAAGTTAAAATCAAAGAGAGCAAAGAGGAGGCAATCGCAAGTAGTATATTATTTGTAGAATTGTTTTTAAACTACTCGGAAGTTAAAGACGTAGAGTATTGGCTAGAAGTTAAACAGGCTTTAATTAACCATAATTAAAATGGAAAAGAAACAAACAGCGGTTGAATGGCTATTTGAAAAGATAACACAGAATGAAGAAATTAGATGGAGGGGAACAAGGTATCTTGAATTATTCGAACAAGCCAAACAAATGGAGAAAGAACAGATAAAAGATGCTTTTGGAGAGAAAAGGCAGTTTATGGGATTTGAGGATAATGATGAATTTTGGATAACCGATATGACAGCAGAACAATATTACAACGAAACTTATGGCAAAGAAGACAGCAATTAAATTAATGATTCAACATTTCAAAAGACTTGAAAGAGTTGTAAGTAGTATGGACGATGAACAAGCATATCATTACAAAATGGCAATTAATATTGCAGAACTTTATTTAAAAAATGAAGAGAAACAAATAGCAAAAGCATATTCCGAAGGTATAGGAGATATGGCTATTGGAAGTTTTTATAATAACGGACATCATTATTACGAAAATACTTATGGAAAATAAACAAACAGCAGTAGAATGGTTTGCGGAAAGAATACAAAGTGATTTTATATTCAATTTTGAAAATGTATTAAATCAAGCCAAACAAATGGAGAAAGACCAAAAGCTAGATTTTGCCAGTAAAGTATTAAATAAGGCAGAATGTAGTTGGACTGGAATAGTTCATATTAATGAATCGCTAGAAGATATTTATAACGAAATTCATGGAAAACAAATCATTTAACAACTGGCAACAATACATAGCCAAAGAGCTAAGTAAGGATTATAAAAAGCTTTATTATTCGGCTAAATACACTAAGAAAAAAGAGGTAAAAAAAGTTTTACTTTCTAAAAATTAGGTTTATATTTGATAAACAAATAGCTATACGGGTGAGAGCGAATAGGTATTTTAGGGTTAAAAACCAAACTAAGCCAGTCTACTCTCTCACGTAGCTGGCTTTTTTATTTTATAACAATGGAAAATTCATTAGTAGAAATTGGAATGAAAGTAATTCCTCATTCAAAAAGTTATGCACAAGATTTGCACAATTCTCAGCATTTTAAAATGGCTAAAGAAAAGGGTAGAAATTATTTGTATGTAAATTTCATACATCCATCAAAAACACATAAAAGAGTTTTTGTATTGAGCTTTGAGCCTACAAGTCCACCTTCCCCATCGGTTGGAGACTTTTTCTTGTCAAGCGATTTTGAACCATACTTTGAGCAATAATGGAAAAAGAAGCATTTTACTTCCCGCATTTTTGCAATGCTAGGCATGATAGGAAGATAAGAAGACTACGCAAAGAATTAGGTACTGAAGGGTACGGTATTTACTTTATGCTTTTAGAGACACTAAGAGAACAACAAGACTTAATGTATCCTTTAGAGGATTTAGACCTACTAGCCGAAGAGTTTGGTGTATCAGAAGCTAAGGTAAGAGTAGCAGTCTGCAACTATCAGCTATTTGAAATAGACAAAGAACAAAAGTTTTTCTCTCCAAAGATGCTAGTTTACTTAGAACCTTACTTTAAGATGAAAGAGCAACGTAAATTAGCCGGCAAAGCATCGGCCGAGAAACGATTGCTCAACGACCGTACAACGACCGTTCAACAAAGTAAAGTAAAGGAAAGTAAAGTAAATGAAATAAAAGAAAAAGAAAGTAAAGTATCTTTTAGCGAAATGCTTTCGCCACACCTTCACGAATTAAAAGACGAATATTCTAATTTCTTTTATTATTGGACAGAAAAAAATAATAAAGGAAAGGAGCGATGGGAATGCGAGAAATTTTTTGATATTAGCAGACGAGTTAAAACTTGGATGACAAACAATTCTAAATTTAAAAACAATGGAGCTACAACAAACGAACCAAAACTCGGAACTAGCCAAGCAAGAATGGAAGCCCTTAAAAATTGGTAACGCTGAAGCTAATATAATTCTACAAGCTAGAAGCACTCAAAGCTTACGTTTAAGACACGAAGAGGATATAAAACAAGTCTTACGTTATGCAATGGTATTAGTCGGTCTTAGAGGCAATAATATGCCAAGCGAAGAAGAGAAGTTTGTCTTATTAAATTTCATTCGTTCAAACTTTGGAAACCAAACACCGGAAGAGATTAAACTAGCTTTTGAATGGGCGGTAAGTGGTAAGCTAAATATCGATGCTAAATGCTACGAAAACTTCTCTTGTGAATACTTCGGTAGAATTATGAAAGCTTACATTGATTACGCTAGACAAGAGACTATAACCGTTCAACAAGTAGAGGAAGTTGTCAAGGAAATTCCAAGTGATAGAGATTTAAAGATAGCAGCGATTAACTCAGCTAATATGTACGCTCAAGAAATGATAAGATGCCAAGAGCGAAATATTAAAATGAATTGGATAGCCGGAGGCTTACATGTACTCTACGACTACATCGTTAAGTTTGGGATATACGAGGCTAGTTTAGAGGATAAACAAAGAATTTACGCAAGTAATTTGACTAAAAATCTGGACAAAGAGGAGTTAATTATGGCTTGTAAAGCCCAATGTTATAAAGAGTTTGTAGAAAACTTAGCAGATTTTAAAGCGTATCTAACCGAAGAAGGAGAAATTAAACCTATTGAATAATGAAAAAAACGCGCAATAGAATAACAGACCA